CGAGAGAGCAGCCGGCGCCGACGTCCCGGACCACGTCGGAGTCAGGCCGACCGTGGTCGAGTTCGTTCCGCTCAGAAGCGTCGCCACCGTGCCGGTCAGCGACACGATCAGGATGCGGCCACCCGAGATCGTGAAGATGGTCCCGATGGTCGTGGACGGCAGGGCAGCCGCGGTCCGGCTGACCAGAATGCCTTTCGTGATCGTGCGGACATCGATGTTCTTGATCAGCGTCGTCACGGTCAGACCCCGATCGCGGCGAGGTTCGACGGCTTGCGCTGCACGTGCAGGTCGTGCTGGATCGCCGTCACCGTGCCCGCGCCGGTGGAGGCGACCTTCACGTACTTGTACGTGTCGGACAGCATCGGCGCGTCCACGTCGAACGCGATCGCCGACTGGTTGGCCGCGCTCGTGGCGACCGCCGTGGATGCCGCGGCCTGCGTGGTGAGGACCCACGCGTCGGAGCCGTCGCCGGTCGACGTCCAGAACCGGGAGATCTTCGCGAGCACCTGCGCGCCGGTCCCGGCGGCGTCCTTCGCCTCGGTCAGGGTGTACGTGTCACCCGTCGAGGCGAGGTAGCCCACGAACGTGATGCCCTTGCAGTCCTTCATGCTGATGTACTTCGCGTCAGCACTGATCGCGATGTTGAGTTCCTTGCCGAGCGCTTCCATTGACTTCTCCTAGTGCCGGCGGGGTGTCAGTGCCGCCGGCTGGGTGTTAGCGGATTACCTGGTCGCCAATTGGACGAAAGGCGAAAGCGTTTCGGTGGCGCCGTTCGCCGGGGTGATCGCCGACTGGAGCCACGGGCGGCCGTCGAGGCGCTGGATGATCCGGAATGCGGTCTTGTCGTTGCCGAACAGGTAGTGCTGCGAGGAGTCGGCGGTCATGATCTGCCGGTCGCCGATCAGGTAGTACGACAGGTCGACGAGGCTGATGTCACCGGTCGTGCCCACCGTGGACGCCTTCTCCGAGATCCGGATCGGGATGCCCAGCAGGGTCATCGGCGCGCCCGCCGCGCCGTTCGTAACGAAGATCGGCGCGCCGCCAGTACCCACCGACAGGGCCATCGTGAACAGCTGCGGCAGGACGTTCGGGGCGATGACCCACAGCGCGTTCGACAGCGACGACGGCAGCAGCCGGGAGTACATGTTGACGATGTTTTCCCACAGAACCGTCTTGGTCGCCTGGCCCGCCTCGGCCGCGACCGAGACCGTCGAGGAGTTGCTGATCCAACCGCGCGGCTCGCCGACGCCGGTGCCGTTGAAGAACGCCTTGTCCTCGTAGAACGCCATGCCCCGCGGGAACTGCTGGTTGATGTAGCCGTTGAACGCCGGGGCGTCCGCGACGAGCTCGTTGGGCACGCCCGCGAAGCCGGTCAGCTTGTTGGCTTCCAGGCCGATCACGCCGAACGTCGACTGCGACTCGGTCAGGGTCGAGCCTTCCTCGGCCCAGTAGAAGATCAGGCCGCCGAAGACGCTGGTCGAGTTGGTCGTGGAGTCGACCATCGGCATGAGCAGCTTCTGGCTCGACATCGGGATGACGGTCGCGAGCGGACGTACCACCGATTCCTCCAGCGACAGCTGGAGCAGCGTCGAGCGGAACTCCTCGGGCACGAGGAAACCGCCGTCGGCGGGGATCGTGGTGCCGAAGCTGTTCATGATCTCGCGCGCGGGGGCGGACTTCGCGGCCAGCGCGGCGGCGTTCGGCAGCCGGTCGGCGCGGTGCCACACCGACTGGAGGAAGTCGGCGGCGTTCTCGAACCGGCCGTCGAGCTGCGCGCCGGGGGCCTTCTTGTTGTAGATGCCGTTCGCCCGGCGCTCGGCCCGGTTCATCGGCCGGTCGAGCGGGTGCACGTTCAGCGGCACCGGCGGCTTGCCGCCGCCGTCCATGCCGTTGGCCTTGAGAAGTTCGGCGAAGCCGCGCTGGATCTCCTCGCGGATCTCGGCGGTGACGCCCGGGTCCTTCGCGGCGTGCGCCTTGGCGTAGTTGTCGAAGAACTCCTTGCGCTGCGCCGGGTCGGCGAGGATCGCGAGGAATCGCTTGTCGTCCCCGATCGCGTCCGCCAGCTCAGCGGCGGTCGTCGGGATCGGGATCGTGGGTGCGGTCAACGGACTGCCTCCTTGAGACTGGCTCTGATGGCTTCCAGGTCCCAGGAAGGGGCCGGGGGGGCTTGGGGTAGTGCGGGTGCTTCGACCTGCGCAGCGACGGCGGGTGCGCGGTTCGTCGGCACGGCCTTCGCCGGCGGTTCGGAGATCTCATCCACGAGGCCGGCGGCGAGCGCCTCGGCCGCCGTGTACCAGGTGCCGTCCATGCCGGCGCGCATCGCGGCCCGCCAGTCGGCCGGCTCACCGCCGGCACGGTCGGCGTAGACCTCGGAGATCGTGGCCGACAGCTTCCCGAGCAGCTGCGCGCCGTCGATGTGGTCCGCCTCGTTGCCCTGGGTCAGGCACGAGGCGTCGTGGATCATGAGGGTGGCGGCCTTCGCCATCAGCACCCGGTCACCGGCCATGGCGATCACCGACGCGGCCGACGCCGCGATCCCGTCCACGTGCACGGTCACCGGCGCGGGATGGTTGCGGATGGCGTTGTAGATCGTCACTCCATCCCAGGCGTCCCCGCCGCCGGAGTTGATGTGCAGGTTGATGGGCATCGAACCGACGGACTTGATCGCGTCGACGAAGTCCATGGGCGTGACGCCCCACCATCCGATGTCGTCGTATATGTACACGTCGGCCGCGCCTGCACTGTTCTCGATGCGGTACCACTCGCCGCTGCGGGTGGGCCGGGCGTCGGCGATTGCGCGCTGCATCCTCGGCGACGGGGCGAAGTTGATCGGGCGTGGACGCATCAGTCGTCGCCTCCGGTCTTGATCGTGATGTAGCCGTTGGAGGTGCCGGCCGCGAGCGCGTACAGGTCGGCGTCGGTCAGGTCCGCCTTCACCCGGCGCGCACCCTCGACGTACGGCCGGGACACACCGGACGAGTAGGTGAGCGACCCCGCGACGAGGGTCACCGAGTCGAGAACATGGCCGCTGCGGCCGGTAACGGTCAGCATCAGAAGACGCTCCCCTCGCCCCGGGCGTAGCCGTCGAGGATGTCCAGACGAGACAGCGCGTCGTCGTAGAACCCGAGACGCCGGGCCTTCGCGAACAGCGGGCGCATGCCGGTGAGGACCTGCCGCAGGTGCTCGACGTCGGCGGGCGAGAAGTCGAAGCTTCCAGTGACGTCGCCCTGCTCGGTGATCGAGAGCATGTGGCGAACGAAGTCGCTGCCCTGCGTGATGAGCGACATCGACAGCGGGGAAGCGTCCTGCCAGGCCGTGCCGTGGTCGATGGCGATCAGGGCGCTGCCGGTGTGGATCAGCCAGTTGCCGGCGTTGCGGTCGGTGTTGCCGATCGCCACGTCGAACAGCCCGAGCCGACGACCGGAGGCGCTCACCGCGAGCGCGTCGATGCTCGCCGTGTCGCCGCTGAAGTACTCCATGCCCGTCCACGCGTCCGCGATGTATTCCATGTAGACGGTGTCGCGCGACGAGCGGACGACCTCGGGCGCGGCGATGCCGAGACGCGCCGCGTAGACGGCGGCCAGCTCCTCCGCGTCGGCGGCCTCGGCCGGGTCGCGAATCCACTTGTCCGTCGTCGTCTTGCGGATCGCCTGCGCGCCGTCGTTGAACGTGACCAGCTCGGTCCGCGCGGACATGCCACCGCCGAGGACGACCGACGACTGCTCGCCGGTGGCGATGTGCCCGCGCAGCGGCACCTCACCGCCCGGGAACGGTGCGGGTACGTCGGTGGCGTCTCCGGCGCCCTCGCGCCACACGCCGACGACCGTGCCCCGGCAGCGCTCACGGCCGAGGCAGCCGATGTACCCGCCGTACGCGCCGGCCGGGTAGGACAGTTCCACCGTGGCCATGTCGTCCGTGTTGCCGAGCCAACGCCCGTCGATCTCGTGGCACGGGCCACAGGTTGACGAGTCGTTGCGCTCGCTAGAAAATACTGCCCCGAGCGGGCCCTTGCGCAGCGTGTCCAGGCGCGCAGTGTTCATCGCCCCGTGCATCGCGGCGCCGGCCTCGGCGTGCTGGCTGCGGTCGTCGAGGGCGTCGAGGACGTCGCTGACCACCTCGGTCACCTCGTTGGCGTCGGAGCCCACCGGGGCGGCGTACGCGGCCCGGGCGGCGACCTCGCGAAGTTGGTCAGCGACAGCCTCGGCAGCGCGGTCGGCGCGGGGGGACAGCGACGACGGGGCCGGATGCGCCGGGGCGACGGTCGCGCCCTGGCCGTGCGCCTCGGTGACGACCTGCCCGGACGCCTCACCCGCGACCTCGACCATGGCGCGCAGCAGTTCGGCGGCGAGCGGTGCCGGGTCGGCGGTCAGGTCGTCTGTGCTCGGCCGTCCGCCGTGCTCGCGCACCTGCCCGACCAGCCCGGCCTTGATTGCGGCGATCAGCGGCGCCCACGCGGCGAGCAGGCCGACCAGCCCCGCCGCGAGGACGACCGCCATCGGGGTGACGTCCGGCAGGCCGTCGGCGGGCGGGGGCGCGGCCGGCTCGCCGGTCGGGGGCTGCGGCGGTGCTGCCGCCGTCAGGCTTTTGGGCCCATGCCGTCACCGCCCCGGGGCAGCGCGTTCGTGGGGGTGGGCGGGCTGACGGTGGCCTTGCCGCCGAGCCCGCCCGGGTCGGTGTCGCCCGGCTGGACCTCTTGCCGCGACCACGTCATCTCCGGCAACTCGGCCGCCGCCGCCGCCGCCTTGCCGTCGAAGCCGGCGGCGACGAGGCGGGACACGCCGGTCGCACGGGCCAGGAACGCGTCAGCGTCCTCGGCCTCGTCCTCGGCGACCGGGTTCAGGAAATCGAACTCCAGACCCTTCGCCGTCGCCCCGAACTTCGGCAGGAAGTAGCGGTTGAGCATGCCCTTCCACCGGTTCGCCCGGGGCACCGTCGACCGGCGCGCGAACGTGATCTCGGCGGACACCGACGCCGCGCGGTTGACGTCCTCGGCGTCGCCGAGCATGTGCCCGTGCGTGCGGAACGCCTCACGGATCGCATCCCGGGAGACGTGGCGCAGTTCGGCGAACTGCATGTCCGAGTGGGAGTATTTGCGGTCGACCCACTTGCCGGCCTCGACGATCGCCACCCGGTGCGCGTTCGACACGCCCCGGTGCGACTGGTTCCAGCGGTCGCGGAACTCGTTGAACTGCACATCGGACAGCCGGGTGGGTACCTCGATGATGCCGCCCGGCTCGGCGCCGTTCATGAAGAAGTTCAGGTTCCACGCCGCGCTGTACTTGATCGAGTCGGCGTCGGCGAGGATCGCCTGGACCGGGCCGAGTCCGCGGTACGGGTCCATCGGGTTCGGCATGCGGATACGCATGACCTGATCCAGGCCCAGGGGGATCTTCTCGCCGTCGGGGCCGGTGTAGACGTAGCCGGCCAGGAAGTCCGTGGCGCTCGGGATCGGCTCGATGCGGTCGGGGCGGATAGGCCACACCGACTCGGGCCAGCCCATGACGTTGGTGACGATGACCGTCCAGCCCTCGCCGGTCAGGTCGACGTGCTGCTGGCCGGTCTCGAACCACTCCTCACGGGAGTAGAAGTCGTTCGGGTGGTTGAGGACGTCGAGCGCCAGGTGCGAGTCGACCTGGACTCGGTCTTCCTTGCGCGCGGCCTTGCGCCACAGCCCCCATTCGACGGAGGCGACGGCGGTGGCGTTGAGGTCGACGATCGAGAACAGCGTGCCCACGCTGCCCATCGCGGCCATGTTCTGCACGGCCTGGTTGCCGCCGCCGCCGAAGCGGGACAGGAACGAGGCGCGTCCGGGCGCGTACGGGACGGGGGGCTGTGCGGTGCGGCGGGTCGCGACGGCGTCTAGTACGCCGCCGAGGAGGCTACGTACCCGGGTCTGCGATCACTGCCCGCTGCTCGCGGGTGAGGTCGGTCTCGTCGAACTCGAAGTAGTAGCCGGGATGCGTCGCGGCGATCCCGTCGCTCAGGCGCTTGGCGACGCACCGGGCATGGGCCGCAACTCGGCTCGCGGCATCGCGGTACTCGGCGTCGACCGCCGCGCGCGCTTCGTCGTAGGTCGCATAGGTGGGCTCGGCGGTCATCACGCGTCCTCGTCGCCGATGAACCGGTGCTTAGCCGTCGGGTCGGCGGCTTCCACGCGTCGGCGCCGCTCCACGGCCTCAGGGAAGGACTCCGGGTCGTCGTCGCCCATGAGTCGGGCGTACCCGACGAGCAGCAGGCGGTTCACCTCGGCCGCGAAGTCGTCATCCCGGTAGGCATCGAGCGTCGCCGCAGGTAGGAACATCTCGGGTGCATCAACCCCGCGCCACGTGCCTATGATGGTCAGCCGGTCGTCGGCGATGATGCCGCCCGGCGCGTACTTCGGCTCGTCGCCCATCACGCCACCTCCCGCGTAACCCCGGTCGCGGCACGCCGGCACGCCCGGTTACCCGCACGCGGGTTGTCACCGTACAGCGGACGCCCATCTTCCCAGCGTACGAGGATCGCACCCATGCGGGACGTCGCCGCGTGGGGTGCGCCTGCACCACTACGACGAGCGCCCATCCCGGAGCCTCCACTGCAATGCGAAGCATGCGATCCCGGCCACAACGTAGCCGACCGTGGTGCTGACGGTGAACCCGCCGACGGTGAGCAGGCCTAGGCCGCTGGCGTCGAGTATGACGGGGCGAACCGACTGGTCAAACCGCCTGACGAACTTTGTACCAACATTTGTCCATCTCGCCAGGCGCGGACGGCGGTGCATCAGTCCACCGTCCACGCGGCGTCGTAGCCCTCACGGTCGGCGTACGGGGGCAGCATCGCCGCGCGGATCTGCTTGGCGAGGATCCATGCCTCGGCGGGCATCTCGCGGTCCTCTGTCACGTCGAGCAGGTCGAGGACTCGCCGCTTGGCACCGACCTCGGCCAACATCCTCTGCGGCAGACCACAGTCACACGACGGCCGCTGCGGTCCGGCTCCGTGCCACACCTGCTGGGCGCACGGGAAGTAGTGGGCCGAGCCGGCGCACCACTCGTCCTTATCCACCTGATCGCGCAGCCACGCCGTCAGCTCGTCGCTCATCTCGTCATCCTCCTAGAAGAACCGCACACCGAAGCGCGGCGCCATGTCCTCATCGGCGACGAGGTACCTACCGCAGTCCATCCCATGATCGTCCAGCTTGACGGGCTCCTCCTTGCGCACCGAATCCGACCACACGTAGCCGAGGATCTCCTGGTTCGTACACGTCGGCTTGCCCGCATCGGCCAACGCCTTGTCCACGTACACCACCGCGTCACGGCACAGGTACAGCCGCGGCTTGCCGTCACCCGCCAGCTTGAGCCGCGCCTGGACGGCCTGGATGCCCTCGGTGACGGTCTTCAGCGCCGGCTTCGTGGCCATGCCGAGATGCTTCTCCAGCGTCGCCCGCCCCTCCGCGTCGTGGTCGCAGATGATCGCGGTCGGTTTCGGCTCCGTCCAGATGCGGCCCATGTACGGCAGGCGTTCCTCGCCGGCGGGGTGCACGTAGTCCGGGTCGCGCTTCGTGCAGGCGGCGATGATGTCCTTAGCGTGGTCCTCGACGAGGCGCTGGGTGCGGTAGATCTCGCGGTAGAGGATGAGCCGGCCGTCGGGGTCGCGCGCCCACCACTGCATCACGAACGGATTCGTCCAGCCGAAGTCGCAGGACCAGATGCGCGGCCACTCCGGCGGGATCGGGAAGCGGTCGAGCAGGTGCACGGCCGGGTCGTAGCCGTCGTAGATGACACCCTCGGCGCTGACCCACTTGCCCAGGTACAGCCGGTCGCGGCGCGGGCCGGTGAGCTTGGCCAGCTTGCCCACGATGTAGTCCTCACCGCGCTCGGTGTACGTGCCGTCGTCGTTGACGTACACCGGGTTGTCGGCGTGGCGGGATTCGAGCTTGAGCGTCTGGCCGGTGTCGCAGCGCAGGTTGAGCCAGTGGTGCGGCACGTCGGGGTTCGTGTCGGCGATCAGCTGCTGGTACGGCATGACTCCGTTGCGCAGGCGGGTGGTGATGGCCTCCCAGTCGGTGACGGTGAGTTCAATGGCCTCACCGACGTACGATATGTCGTATTCTGAGGACATGATCTTGCCAGGTCGATCAAGGCCACCGACGGTGATGCTCGACCCGTTGGCGAACCGGTACTGCGCCGCCTCCTCGCGGCTGCCGCCGTAGAACCAGACGATGCCGGCGGCGATGGCCTCCTTGGCGACGTGCTCGCGCCAGGTGACGAGGGTCGTCGAGCCGAGGGAGACGGCCGTCTTGCGGACGATGAGCGCCCGCATACCCGGGTACTTGAGGGCCTGAAGCAGGAGCTTCTCCATGCAGGCTCGGGACTTGCCCGTGCCCGCTGGACCACTTACCAAAATCTCGGGGGCACGACTCGCGAACAGCTGCTTGGCGGCGCCGCGCGGACGGTAGTTCCGGGTGATGACGGCGGCGGTCATCGCGGCCACGCGTAGTGCGGCGAGACGCCGTAGTCCAAGTGCTTGCGGTCGACGAGATGCATCACCTTGGCCATAGCGAGGTTGTACGGGATGCCCTCGGCTACGAGAGCGGAGATCACCCCGGGCTGGCAGTACGGCGCGTCATACCAGCGCCGAGCCAACTCGATCACGTGTTCGTCGGGGATGTCGGAGCGCTTCACGGCATGTCCCGCACCCGCTCCATCAACGCCGCGATTGCCGGACCGTCGTCATGGACGACGGTGATTTCCGGCAATGGTCCCTCTTCGCCGAATGCGAAGTGATATCCGGGTGGCAGTTGGTCGGCGAACTGTTCGGTGAATCGCTCGGCAATGAGGACGTATCCCTCCGCGATTATCTGGCGGAAGTCGCGTACCTCGGCATCGGCGGCGGCGCGCGCTTCCTCGTAAGTCGCGTACTCCGCGTCCATCCGTTCCTCCTGCTCGGCGGCTAGATGATCTAGCGCATAATGTCTCTTATCAGCGCGCTCATACGTCGGAGACATTGACACCCTCGTATGTATAATGGACCTGCGAATTGGTCTCCATCTTCGTCGCCGCGTCCGTGCCGTACGCCTTGGCAACGCGCTCGACAATGCGCAATCCGGTATTGATCGCGGCGAGCTTCGGGCCGGCGTCCTCAAGCACCACGGAGTTCCCCTCGTCGTCGACCACCTTGACGACCTCGCCCCGTTGCAAACTCACCAGCGGGTGGCTGGCGTGCAGGATCTCCATCGTCGCGGCGTACAGTTCGGCCACCCGATCGGCTTCGACCTGGGCGATGTCCGCGATGACCGGCGCCGGGATGGACTTTCGCACCTCAGCGATGATCTGACTGACGCGCTGCTGGCTGAGGTCGTACCGGCGGGCGATGGCGTCCTGCGTGCTGCCATGCAGGAACGCCCGCCAGATCTCGCCGTCGCGGCCTTCGAGTCGGGGTTCGTCGCGCACTAGGTTTCACCATCCTCCACGTCGTCAGTGTCGCTCATGCCTGTCATTTCCATCCTCCGTGCGCCCGCTGTGGTGGCCGTGGGCGCGATAACTAGCGCGGTTGGTCGTCCGGTGTGTCGAAACCCGGGGAATCGATCTGAGGCCGATCGCCGGGCCACACGGCCACGGGTCGCCCCCGACCGTCGGCGTACGCCTCGCGCCACCGCCGCTTGAACTCGGCCACCTCGGCATCGCTCATCGGCTTCGGTGCGGTCACGATGCCTTCGGGTACGGCGATGACCGTGCGGTGCCGCCGCCCGCGCATCCACATGTCGAGCCCGATGATGAGCAGCGCCCCGGCCGTGGCGGGTGCAGCAGTCGATGTCGCATGCGTGGTCCGGCAACTGATCGGCCGGCGGTAGTCCGCAATAGCGGCAGACATCCGTGGTCGGTTGGGCCGGCGTCTCGTCAGCGGCGGTCATCGCGGGGCTCCTTCGGGTCGATCTCGTCGGCCAGCCGGAACACGTCCCAGCAGGTGATCTCGTCGTGGGTCTCGCCGAGGCACCGGAGCACGGCGGCGGCCTGGCGTGCGGCGATCGGCGCCGGGTCGCCCCACTCCGGGCAGGCAAACGGGTCTTCACCGACCGGCGTGAACCCGACAACCACCGTGCCGTCGTTGGCGTCGGCCGGCGTGACAGCGAGGACCGCCGCAACTACATCCGATGCCGGGTTAGGCATGGCTGGCCTCGGCGAGTTCGTCGCACTGCATCAGCGCGGCCGACAGGTTCTCCTCGGCGAGGAGCGCGCGCTCCCGGTTGTTCGGGCCGTTGCCCCACGCCTCCAGGTACTCCACGCGGGCGAGCAGCTTGACCGCGAGGTCGCGCATGGCAACCGCGTGGGAAGTCAGCGGGTTGGCGTGATCCGACGCGTCACCGTCGATGTGGTGGGTGGCTGCCGCGATCTGCTCGCGGATATCGTCGCTGGTCATCGGTTCTCCTCGGTGCGGTTGTTGGCGATGGCGTGCGCGCCCATCGGCGGTGGCGGTGGCGGTGGCGGTGTCGGTGGTGGCTTGGGTGGTATCCACGCCGGGTCCCAGGCGGTCCGGCGCCAGTCGACGGCGGGCCGGGCCGGGCGGGCGGTGAGGGTGGCGGCGGTCACGGCGTGGCCTCCGTCGCCTCAGGCTCATGTCGCCGGCTCCCGGCGCGGTAGATGGTCGGGTACAGGTCCGGGAACGACGAGCATGCGTCGATGACCA